ATGAGTTCATTCACAATCTCCAAATCCTCGACAATTAATTTGTCTTGTTCCAACAAACTCTTAAGAACGGAACAACCAAGTTTTTTAACAGCACTCGTTGTTCTCACTCCCATGTGAGTGTTCGAACCACCAAAACCACCAGAGATAGTTTGTCCCGCTCTGCCTCGGAAAGAACACATGAGAATATTTTCGTATTCCAAATCACGGTGAAGAACGTCCGCAACCTGCCCACCGATGTCATTAATTTCAATGAGTGTTTGAGCCTTATTATAAGTCTCAGCGACCGCTTTAATCACGGTCGGATATACCATCGGTGAGATAATATTATTTCGGTATTTTGCTACAATTTTATAGGGTGTTTGTGTAATGTCCGTTATGGTAAATGCACTGTAGTCTTTACCTTGTCCTCGTGCTGTATCCACCACACAAACATACTTGTGCTCTGGTTTTGGCTTTTCGTAAATATCTAAACCGTCTTTGTTTCTTTCAATAGGATTGATCCAAGACAAAGCGTGAAGTTTAGACGAGGATATCAGGGTGTTTGCAGAACCAACAAAGTCACATTCAAATTCTGTCTGGAATTGAATCTCGCTGGTGTTTGCAATCGTTTCCTCCTTCCACTTCTCATTCCGAAGAGGTCCGCCGGGATACATGGGAACTTGCGACCAGTGAACTTCGATGGGAACATACTCGTTCTTTCCAATTTGCCCTGCCTCCTTTGTAGCACCCTTCCAGTAGTGGTAGAACATGTTCAGACCGTTCGGAGTGGAAACCATCAGGACTTTCGTGGACTGTCCAGAGGAGATTGTAGGGTACACAGAACTAAAAAATTCATCAGCGATACCGTGAGGAACGTGAGCAAATTCATCAAGGAAGATCATGTTGAACGAACCACCCCGAATCGCACTCGATGATGTTGACGATGCGATGATCCGAGAGCCGTTCTCCAACTGAATGGAACCTTTGTTCCATTCTACAATACCCTGCTGCAACCAGATCGGAAGATACTCATATGCCAGTTTAAGTCGGTGCAAAAGTTCTCTTGCTGTGCTTTGTTTGTTAGCAAGAATACCAACCGTCATGTCTTGGTTGAAAAGAATGTAGTGTAGAATGTAAGAAACAACCGTGGTGGACTTACCAGACTGTCGAGGAAGTTTGCAGATCACGAAACGATTATTGTGGATTGTATCAACAATTTCTTTTTGATAATCGTATAGATCAAAGGGAATCAAACCCTTATCAAGCGAAACAACTTTAACATATTTCTTTGTAAAATAAATCGGATCCCCAGCACATTTCATGTATTCTTTAACTTGTGCTTTGGTGAAGGACATCTCCAAACCAGTTTCTTTCAGGTTTGGATTACCAAGATATCCCTTTTGTTTATCACTCATCTAAATTCTCCGTCACATCCAAGACATCCTGTCTGGCTTTCGCTCTGGAACTTCGATCATTGTTGATCAAATCCTGAAGTTCGAGCGTTGAGCCAACATAGATGGCATTGTTTGTGGTGTTGTTCACATTCACTTCAGTTTTATCCATGTCTGACATCTTCTTATGTAAGTCCATGAGATCAGTGTTCACCTCAGAAACCGTTTTGATAAGAGTGGCAGCAACCTCGTATGCTCTTGGTTGATCCCCCTCAGATGCAATCTTCAGGATACCGTCAATGGCTTCGCTACCACGATCAATGAGTTCCTTTAGATTTTTTCGAGTAATATTGAAATCAATGTCTGCTTTATCACCATTGAGTTGAATTTCCTTGACTTCTTTTTTTATATCGTTAACCTCTGCCTTGTAGGTTGTTTCAAGGGCATCAGATATTTTGTTCTTAGAATCCATAACATCTCCATATTAATTTGTTCTACCGTGAGCAGGATAATAAACTGTTCCGGCTGTGCCTGTTGTTCCCACGATTTCACCTGTAATTCCAAACGAGGCAACAACAGCACTTTCATCATCAAAAGCGTCATCAAGACTTTGATAGAAGTCTCCGGTAATTGCAGTGATAATCCCACTTGCAGTCGATCCTTGAGTTTTAATTGGACCATACAGGTATGATTTTGCTAAAAACTCAAAGGTGGTTGCGATAAATCTTCGATTGAAAAAATCACCCTCGTAATTTTCTTCAATGTTTATATTTGATAACACAATTGGAACATCAACTTTTGTATGAAGGTCATTCATTTTTATCGTGACGTTGAACTCCGGTGTAAAAAACGGTGCTATTTGCTCTATGAGTTGTAAATTTTCATCAATTGATGAGGTAAATGAATATAAGCCAAACGAGACGTTGTATGGAACTTCATTAAAACTTTCTCTCGTTATTGGGCCGTCTGTTTTTCTAGTTTTAGTGAGTTTATTTATCGTTCGTGTTGGATCATAATTAATTCCTGTTATGTCAAAACCCATTCGAGGAAGAATCGCTTTTACTTTCGTTTCATTTTCAAGAATTGAACCACCTTCGTTTAATCTTGAGATAAATTTTTCTTTTGGTGAATATGTAATCGGAACTCTAACTGTTTGAGAGATATCTCCGTTTGAATCAAAAAAACGAACGTTAAGGTTATTAAAAAGAGAGCCAAACCCGATAACTAATTTTCTTAAAGATTCGTTATAATAAGTGCTAAACATCAGTAACCACCCTCACTGAAGGGATCCTTATCGGTAAAGTCAAAAATACTCAAATCGTTTTGGAAGTTTTGAATTGTATCATTATCTCCAGCAGTTTGTCCCGTAGGGTTGAGAGGTATAATCGTGTCATCTTGAACTCCCTGAACATTAGATTCAAGACTATCGACGGTTGAGAATCCAGTATCCATGTCCTCTTGTCCATAGGTAAACGTTTCACAAATCAAAAGGTAAGTGTAAAGTTTTCCAAGTTGGTAAAAAGGATTTTCGTGTTCAACAAAGTTTATTTCAAAAAGAGTTCTACTCAACGGAAAATAAATAATATCACCTTCTCTTGGACGGGTGATAGAGGGCTCATATGTTGTCACCTCTTGTTCAAATCTTTTTCTTGCAACAACCAAATTCATTCTGTCATTAATCTGAATGCCAAATTTTGATAAAATATCACCGTCACCTTCAAACCCATTTACGGATTGAATATACATTTCAAATTCATAACCTTTAGAAAACTTGGCAGAATTGTCCTCACCAAACAACCTATCCTCATCAAGTAATTGACGGGGAATATAAATCATGTCTCGTCCATTAATTTTAATCGACTCTACCGAAAGATCCTCGACGAGATTTTGTTCACTCGAATTATCTTTAAAATAAGAACTTTTCATGCCAGTATAAAGTCAATTGGGAGTTCATATTGAGAATAGAACTCTTGCTCGATGATTTGAATTTCCTGAATTGCCTCTGCATAAATTTGAGGTCCATTTAATTGAACACCGCCCGGAAGTTGAACCCCCGCAAATTTAGACAGGTTTGTTCCCCATTGTTTTTTAATAAGAGCAGTCACATATTTTTTGAATATTCTATCATTGTATATTTCTGTAAATACATTTGGATCTAATGCGGCATACGCTTCAATTATAAGAAAATCTCCAGCGGTGATTTGATCCGAAAGATCAGCGTCAATTAAAAGTCTATTTGTTACTTTGCTGAACCGAACTTCTTTTTCTGGTTGAAAAAAGTCTTGAATCATACTGATATATCTTTTTGCAGAGTCAAAAGAAGCCAAACCTAAATTAGATTGATATCCCAAACCTGTATTAATACCGAAATAATCAGATAAAGCCATCTGATATCGGACATCAAACATGCTTTGGATACCTTTTAATGGTCCAAACTGAAAAACTTTTACGACTGAAACAATGTCACTACCCGTTGGACCTGTGTCTGGAAAACCTTTAGGTCGTTCAATTTCATTTGTAAGAATATATCTTCTATCAATTTCCTCTTGAGTTAACTGATGAGAAAAGAAAACTTTTTCAACACCATCAAAATGTCTCTCTTGAAAAAACTGTAAAGCCTCGTCAACCCTGTCCTCTGCCTGCTCTCGATCAATATTGATTTCAATAACAGGGGCACCAAGTTTTCTTAAGGAATATTCAATTAATTCGTCTTTTGAACTTACTGTTGACATGGCTTTCCTCCCGATTATGTATAAAAAGAAAGGTGAGCCAAGGCTCACCCACTTTTATGACTCTAATTTGGGGGGTAGTGAAACTGGTATTTTTTTCACTAAATTTGCATCCATGTTTTCGATATAATACTTTCGTGTGATGGGTGATTCCGCTTCGTCAGGAGTAGAGTTTTTGTAATTTGTAAAACCTGGCATTGTTAACGGACAACTTAATTTTGGATGATCTAATTTACTGTATGAATTGCTTTCGGAAATCAACCAAGTGGCTTGACGATCTCCACAACCACATCCACCACAAAAATGCTTTCCGACAGTTTCACTGTTTTTTAAGTGTTGACATGCTGGAAGTTCACCACCTAAGTGTTGATCCCCAAAACAACTAATCACTCGCAACTGTTTTGTTGTCTCAGAGACCTTTTTGTTATCAAGACCACGAGAAACCAAAGCGGAGGCATAACTTTGCATCATGCCAATACCTCTGGTTACTGCGTTTCCTTTTTTTTCCTCTTGAATTTTTCTAAATTCTTCTTCTTGTTTTTTCTTACACGTTGGACATGACATGGGTTACTCCTCAATATAAATTCTTCGTACAAGTCTAATAGAGAATAGATTATCAAGACCTGTCACTGTTGTCAAGTTTTCCAGTGGACCTCCACCGACCATTAACATAGTATACACTAAGTTTGCTGCTGGGAGTTCAAAAATAGTTTTATTTCTTCTAGAATTTTTTTGTTCTTTTCTGCTTGAAGTAAGATATGGATAGTTTGAATTTAAAACCACAAATCTATTTGAAAAACTTTTTAGTCCATTTTCTGAGAGTTTTACAAGTAGTTCAAAATTGCTTTGTTGATCACTTATAAAGCCAAGTTCATGAATACTTGGCAAATACCAATCTTTAAATCCAAACTTATTGTATGATCGAATGGATCTGTAAAGATGACTGTCTGGTGGCTTTTTCGCACCATCACTTCCATATGTGTTATAGTACCCATCGAACAAAGATGTTTTACCTTTTTGTACCTTTTCACTCGCTGTGGTATGTTTGTACCTAAGATTTGATTGATTGAATTCATCACCCAAATCAGTTCCATTCACAATGAGTGCCCATTTTGTATTAAGACCAATATCTGTGAGAGGAACGATATCTGATGTTCCGGCTCGTCCAGTCTCAACCTTTGCCGCACTTTTACTAAATCCAGGTCCGAATACACCGAAATAAATTCCACCCGCAAACGGGGTTCCTGGCTCTGGTAAATCACTCATTTTAATTTTAGGTGGCACTGGTTTACCTTTTAAAATCGCTGGTGCGTCGGGACATGGAAGTTCATCACAACTCACGGTTCCCTTTTCACCTGGCTCACTAAAATATCCATTCACTTTTTCACATTCTCCTCTCGTTTTTCTGGAGCACTCAAAAACATTTGTTTTTTCATTTAAAACGCAACACGCACTCACACTATATTTTTCGATATCATCTGTGGTCGCTGATCGTTTTGTTGGAGCGACAACAACCTCCGGAAGATTAAATACCGGGAATCCGTTTGGTGTTGGTTGTGCGTGTCCAACCGAGTTATCTGGCATGTAAAATGTTACCGAAGGATTTTCAACAAAAACATGTTCATGATATTTTCTTCCGTCACCTCTTCCAAGATTACTTGGTCTATCTTTTCCTCTGTAAAATGAACTAATATCAAAACCACTGTGTCCCTCTGCTCGCTCCGGTGTCAAGTATAGTGGATAATAATATCCCGTTCCAAACCGAGCGGTGGTTCCATAAACTGCAAAGGGTGACTTGATGTACGAAACCTCGCCACCTAACGTTAAACTATCTCCTTGATTTAATTCAAGAACAAGTCCAGCACCTTCGGTATCATCCTCTTCATCTGGAACAACAACCTCTCCACACTCTTTTGGAAGTTGACCTAAAAGTGTATCGTAATCACAAATTCTTGCAAAATCATACTCAGAGAAACATGTTGATCCCTCTTGGGGGACAAACTGATCGGCTAACGCTTGACACTCTCTTGTGTTACAAACACTCGTACATAGTCGCACTACAAGATCGGCTGGTCCCTCTGCATAGGCACAGTGACAACAAGAAAACGGCCATCGAGCGTCATCTCTCCCCTCGATTCCTTCTTCGGGTGATATCTCACATAGGCTTTGTCTATATGATAACCCGTCTCCTAATTCAGAGAAGTTACACTCACCCTCTTGCCAATTACCATTGTAAAAATCACATTCACATTGTGTTATGCCTGTTCTAACCCCATCAGTAGATGAGTATCTTCCACCTTGAAAGTTATCATAATGATCTGGATGTGTCCAGTCGGCATTCGTTCCCGTATTTTTTGTTGTGTAAGCACATGAGCAACAACATCCAAGTTTAGATGGTCTTGGACATTCGACCAACTCTGTATCCGGTTCAGGAATCCATTTTCCACCGACCTGATTACATTGATTAAGAGTTTTTTGTGTTTTTATTGTCCCACGCTCTTCGCAACATGTTCCCAGATTCTTAAACAGAGAATCATAATTAATTACTGTTTTTATTCTTCCTCTGAAATTTGGCATTACGACACGCAGTCCTGTAACTGTAAGCAGTAATTATCGGAGTCATTGTTGTTTGGACAAAGCATCGTTACGCACTCCCCATCCACAATTTTATCGGCAAGGTAATTCAAAGGTGCGACTTTATCTGCATCAACACCGTAATATTTATTAACGAAAAATCTCGTGTCATGAATATTCGGGAAGGCATTTGATCTTGGTTGAACTGGAACAAAAGGATTATCTCCGTTTGTATTGTTTGATTGATAAGCCGTGAACGGATTGTTTGAAGAACATGTATCACAAGCATCATTGTTATACGGCCACGAGTTTGGGTCATCGCCGGGATTTTGACTGAGTTGAAAGTATGGACCCACGAAGGAGCCGGGCAAAAACGCCCAACACGCACTACCATCTGATGGATCGAAACTTCTACATTTTGATCCATCACAATACCGTTGTTGCATAGAACCAAAAGATGTATTCTGCGGTGGTGGTGTCCAAGGAGGAGATTGCGGAACATAACTTGAAAAACTTTCACCGATACCTGCGGCTATTCCCTTACCAACTCTTGCTTTTCTACCAGAAGATGTAAAATTGTCTACATTACTGGTAGTGCTTACGGTCAATCCATCATTAGGTCTTTCAGCAACTCGAAGCCCTGCTGCACAAGACTCTGAATAGTAACCAAACGAATCATCATAAACTCGATACACATTCAGATAGGCTGTTGAATTTCCGACAGCACCGAAAACTAGTCTGTCTGGACAGAAGGAATCGGATCCGCCCACATATTCCTCAGGAGAACCTCCTCCGGGTCGTGGTCTAATTTCTCTTTGATCTTGTTCATCCGCTGCGTATGCTGTTACATCCCATGATTCGAATCTGCTTATCGGTGAACCAACACCTCTAGGTTGATCTGCACACCTTGCCCGACCACCACCTACAGCACTTGTTGGAAACTCAAACTCTGTTTTTAAATAAGTTTGTGCTTGTGGATCAAGAATAGTTCCTCCGAAAGTGAAATTTTGTTGATAACTTCCAATTGATATTGTAATTGGAGCAACCGTATTAAGAAACTCTGAATCTGGTGAAGCCTCTTCATTGCCGTTTGCAGGATAAGCATAAAACGGATCAGTGACATTACCAATGAATTGATGGGGAATTTGTATCAATTTATCCTGCAAACAAGAGCAAGCAACTGAAAGATCGACTTGATCTGCTGCCCCCTGAACATTAATTACTTTTCTTATGGGGGATGAATGGAAATTTATTGATATGTTATCATATTGTTGAAGTTCATTGTAGTTAGATGCACAAACATCCCCATCTACACCACCAACTTGACCTGTTCTTGCAAAAAGAGTAAATCCAGTATCCCAATAAAATCTGGCCCCACGTTCAAACGCATTGTTGTTATCGGGTACATCATCATTGTTTATGAGATCCTCTTGTCCGTTACAGGGATTAAATGTGCCCGGCAGAATTGGATTACGCCACGGGAAAACGCCTGCGGCAATTCGAGGGAAGTTCTCGACAGAATTTCTCGTTCTTGGAAAAACACTTTGAAATTGCTCTCGGAATGTTTGAAATCCCTGAAAACCGATTAAGAAATCTGGACTCCCAGTAGCATCGACTCTAAATCTAAGCATTCTTGGTGCTGCTTCAATCTTAACTACCTCACCCCCTTGCAGATCGCTAATATACATCATATCACCAGATTCATAGGCTTGACCTGCCGGGGTTGATGAATTAGCCAACTGACAAAGAGGACCCTGTGATCCACAAATATCTCCCACATCATCAGCACACGGCCATGGTTGGGAATCCCAATCACCACACGAATAATTGCTTGGTGGTGGATCTTGTTCACTACACGGTTGACCTCCCGCAGATTCGGGTGAAGGACATGGGGGTCCACATACACAAAATGGATCATATCCAAGCAAACCCGCAGCCGAGCAAGTCCGGAACGAATCGCTTGAAGTATGTGTTTTTATATTGTCTGGATATCTTGATTTAACCCATGCGGTTGCCTCGGCCATTTGTTGCATAATATTTGATCCATATTCAACAATACAGGACCTTTGCGGAGGTGGCGGTGAAGGTGGTGGTGCCGGTGGAGGTGGTGGTGCTGGTGGTGGTGCCGGTGGTGGACCGGGAGGTGATGCGGAGGGGGGTGAAGTTGGTTCGGGGCCCGGACCTGGACCTGGACCCGGACCTGGACCGGGACCAGGAGGTGAAGTTGGTGTCGGTGGAGGTGCCGGTGGTGGTGCCGGTGGTGGTGCCGGTGGAGGTGCCGGTGGTGGACTCGGTGGTGGACTCGGTGGCGGGCTCGGTGGCGGGCTTGGTGACGGGCTTGGTGATGGACCTGGGCCTGGAGGTGGACCGAAGGAACAAGCACTGTTTTCACAGAATCTTCTAGGGAACCAACGAGCGGTATCACCACCAAAACAATCACACCACTCCTCAGTGGAGTTTGTGCAGAAGCCTGAATTTCCATTCGCACAACATCGTCCAAATTGTGGAAGTGCGTCTCGAAGAATATTTTCGGGACTACTTGCATCCTCTGGATAATAATAGAACTGTGGGATTGCTAACACTCCCTGACCGAAAACAACCTCCACCGCTGCTCTTCCCTCATTATTCCACTGAGGATCGCTGTGTGCGTTTGATCTTTCTCGTACGGCATTTGTTGGATCGCTGTATTGAGAATAATACCCTAATCGACCTTGATTAAACCAGAAACTACCGTCCGCACCGAAAGTAAAAACTTCTTTTTGTATTAATGAGGATCCTGAGCCTGGTGGCGGTGGAAGTGGATTGCAGCCCCCATAAAGTTGACAATTTTCTTGTGAGTCTTGTTGGAAGTCCAACATTATTTGATAAAGGTCATGGAAACTTTTTGGTGGGCAACAAACTTGTGACGTGCATGGTGTTTCTAAACAACAATCGGTTGAATTTTGAGTTCTACAAATATAACTCCAAGGATACCACGTTCCACTACTACTTAAACTGTTACTGAAAACTTGAAACGGACTGACACCACCCACACTTAGTTCAGCATTTGTTCTAAGTTTATCATAATAATATTGTGCGGCATCGAGATTTAGTGTTTCATAAGTAGGACCACCTGAAAATTGATTTTGATAACCTAAAAGAATTCCAGTGCTGTTATACAGTCCACATGGGTCTGCGTCACATCCTCTGTCACCCTCAACAAAAACATCACAGCCGGTGCTTGGGCACTCTGATGACAAAGCAACATTTTCACACTCTCTGAATGTATATTTGAAAAGTTTACCGGCAATTGAAACTGATGCCTCTCTCTGTCGGCAACAGGATCCCGCAACCCCAAAACAACAGTTTGTTGTTTCACACAAGGTTCCGTCACCTTGGAAAATACCACCAAGAGCAACACAATCTTGATATGAAAGAGGATTCCCGTCCTCATCTGTGTCTTTACACTCACCAACAGTTAAATCAACATCGGCTGTGCTTCCTGCTTCAATGCCACCCGCCGGTATACAACACGCACCAAATCTTTCAATCGACTTACAGCATGTGAAGTTTGGATCTGTGATGTCACCATCTTCACAAACTAATGGAATACCTCCATTTTCTGACGCCGGAATTGATGTTCCACCATAGTAAACTTCACATTGAATTCGTGTAATTTTATCACCAATACATACACCGTTTACACAACAAGGAAGAGTCGCTGGAATTTCCTCTGGAGCGTCACCGAATGGATCTTCAATCTCAACAGTTTCACAATAATCCCAACAGAATCTTCCCTCCTCAAGATTTTCATCATAATTTAGTCCCTCTGGATCGAATGGTTGCACAGTGCCATCGGGAAGGGTTATGACTCCGCTGCCATTTGAGTCAACATCACAAAGAATGTCTGGGAAATAAGTTCCTCCCATATATTCACAAATGTATGAGTTTACACCCGACGAGCAATCACCCTCAGAACAACACACACCTCCGGCAACACCACATGTTTGTTCACACGACAACATAGCATTAAATACACCACCGATTGCCTCACAATCGACTTGTTTGGAATAGTCGGTGCAAAAGAATTCACCATCGGGATCAATGTAGCAGCAAGAGCCTGGTGTGTCACCAGACGATGCACAGTCTCCAATACCATGACCTCTAGAGGTAAATATGGCGTTCCAATTATTTCCACCATCATCACTTTGAATGGTTAATATGTCTGTTCCACATGAGAAAGTATTTTCACCATCTTCAAATTTAACCGACTCTGGAAATTTCCAAACATCTCCACCCTCAACAATGATTGTTTTTGATACTCTCGTTCCTGAATTGAAACTACCAGTAAACCCAGCGATGCCAACAGGAGAAATGAGTTTCAAGAAGTCTGTTGAGTTTAAGTCAACGATTACTCCCGTCGTTACACCTTGAGTAAAATCGCTTGGACCGAATGGACCGATTGTTACGGTTCCTGATTGTGAAATTACACCCTCGATATTACCTGCGTATTGAGGATCAACATCAGAGCCAATTGTTCTCTTCACAAGACCTGCGGTATATCCACCAGATGAAAAATCAAAAATGGGATCTGAATTTATGGTTGATGATGTTGCGATTCGTGTGCTTTTTACCGACTCAGGGTTTTCAAAATATGCTAAAGTATCCGCAACTGGATCCGTGGTGACATTTACTGGACTTGTTTGAATTGTTGATGAAATCATCACGGTATCACCGATCATTTCAGCAACCAAACTTCCGCTTCCGTCAATGGTTCTTATGTCATAAGTAAAACCATCAACACCCGCCGCAAGAGAGATACCCGCAGCACCCACAGACTCCAAACCTGCCGTTCTACCAAACCCAGTTGAACCAAAGAAAACAGTGTCCGCACCAAAAAGTTCATTTATTTTAACAATTGTTTCTGAGTCAGATGAAAATTTTCTTGTGTTAAAATCAAGAATAAAGTTTTCTCCGAAAGTTCCTCCGGGGAAAACTCTGGTGATACTTTCAATTATGTCTCCGGTTAAACCTCTTGTTCCTGTTCCTCCAGTTGGGCCAATAGGACCAAAACCACCACTAAATCCCGTTGGACCTAATGGACCTGTAAAACCAAAAATTGGTTTTGGATTTATCGTGCTACTACCATAAATTACTGGCATTAATTATTTAACTCCGGACAATTACAAGTTCTACAGTTATAACAATCACCATTGTTATCATCAATATATTTAGACAAATGATTATCGTACTCACAATCTTTTGTCGTTGTAAATAACGGAATTCTTCTTACAGGTCTAACACCGGCAGCGGTTGTTGATCTGTAAAAACTTGAAACAAGTCCGGAGATAAAACTTTGAGTGAACGCTCTGTGTGCGTGAGAGGTATGGCCTTGATTTGTTGATGATAATTCTGGATCATGTGTTTCAACCGGACTGAAATCTTTCGCATTACAATCTGAATTACGGGCAGCAGTATATCTCGCTCCAGTGGTAGACGACCAGTAATTGTTCTCTGTCATCGGACTCATGTTTTCTCTGAGTAACGCTGCGTTAAGCATGTTTACGTTTCCATAGACGTACATTAATTCAACGATGCTTGGAATGTACCAGTCGTTGTAACCAAATTTATTTTCTTCATTCCAATTTGACACCAATCTCATCGCAGAGTTTTGTGCGTTTTCGCTTTCCCAAAGATCAGCATATTTTTCTTTGAAGTAGTCTTTATTAGTTTCGGCTAAAGTTTGATCAACTGAGGGATCCCATGCGTTATATCTCTCATGATTCCAACGAAGATATGCGTGTTCGTCTTTATTTTCATCATCTTCAATAAACCAAGGAAGCCATTCTTTGCTGGATGAGTCAAACATTCTTGTTCCAATCAGTCCATCGAGGAATGGTGAACCAACATAGACACCATCTTCAACAACGTCAGAAGAATTTGCATCGTAATTTGATTGTCTCAGTCCCCATGAAAGCAATCCGTTATCATTAAAACTTAAATCCTCTGGTGCAATCACAAGTGCCCATTTTCTTTGAATTACATCATCGTTATAATATTTTTCAGCAAAATCATAGTATTGTCTTACGACTTCGTAATTTTGTGTGCGAACAGATTCTGTTTGAGAAAGATGTCGTTTGAAAGGCATTTCATATAAGTTGTAATTATATGGTGCGATAACATTTCGAGCACAACTATCTGGATCACTGATACACTCAGATGGCAATAAAGAAAACGGCATCACGCTATCGCAATAGCATGGCCCGTTGTTTTCATATTTTGCATTTACACCTGAGTTAATAAAGAACGTGGTTGGTTGTGTTGAAAATTCTCTTAGACAACTAATACATCCACCCTCACCCGGATTTCCCATCGCTGATGCGTTATACCCATGAACAAGGCAGAAAGGATTTTCACCTTTCGCATAAATTGTTCCATAATCATTTGGCTCACCAATTACACCAAGAAGAATACCACCAGCGAACACATCACCTGGCTTGAAATTCTCCGTTGGGTTTACATTAACAGAACACAAACCTCTTTCGGCATCTCTTGGTATAAATTCAGTGTTTTCTGGATCTGTAAGTTCTAATAATCCCGGATCCTTTTCACAACACTCTGTTGTCGCACAGGTTGAATTGTTTCCTTGGAAAACTCCTAACTCAACATTACACTGATACGGAGTATAGTCATCTCTACACTCAGCCTGAAAACAACAAGCACCTTTATACTCTTCCTGTAAACAACAGTTAACGGTGTCACAACTTCCGTTAAAGAACACACCACCTAAGATATCACATTCAGCGAGAACTGCGTCAATGCAAACCCCGTTAACACAACAAGCACCAGTTAAACATGGATCAGGACACTCTATGATTTCAGAGGCAACTTTTCCGGGGAAGAAAATTCCATTAAATCTTTCACAAACTTCTGAGTTGGAATTAACAACTTGATTGTTAACACAACACGCTCCCTCGAAAGAGCAATTGCTTCCCTCATCTCTGAAAAGACATGCAGTATTTTCTGCAAAACTACCACCAATACCATCACAATATTCTTTGGAAACATAATCACCACAAGCATTTCTGTAAAATGGCTCAATATCAGTCTCCTCACAGAAACAACATGAACCAAACCCACCAGAGTAAATTTCATATGTGCTGTTCATATTTTCAGGTAATGAGTATTCTCTGAAAGATATCACAACAGGTGTATCATCACCCGTTGCTCCAAGATTAATTACAGGAATAATCCCACTGTTTGAATTGCCAGATAAATCTCGATCATCATAAAAAGCGTGTAATGATTTTCCACCAGTTTTTCCGTCCTCATTCTTAGGATATTCAAACTGTGTGTCTGACAAAACCTCTGGTGTAAAGAATAAATTTTTGTACGTTATGTTTTTATTTGTTAATTCTAAACTTTCCTGTAAAACATTAAGATTTACTGAAAGGTTTTTATCGTCGGTATAAAAACTGCCGGGTAATCCAAAACCAGAGCCGGTTTTTGCTGCATAAACAATTTCACCAGTGTTGCCTGCTAATCCACCTAATTGTGGCTCGATTCCATATATGTTTAAAGTTTCCGCAACCCCACCAGTGAAACTTGCTTGTCCTGAGACATTTAATTTTTTGAAGTTCGCAGTGATTCCGGCAAATCCTGCAAAAACATCAATGCCCGTTGTTCCATCATCTAAACCTCTGAGATTGATTTCAAAATTATCTTGAAGTCCCACTGGGCCAGTTACACCGAAGAATGCAATTTTTTCGGAGCCGGGAGTAACAGGTTTGGTGTACCGATATGGATGATCATCAGGTAGTTGATCAGTTATAAAATATTTGTGTGCGAGATAACCCTCTATTTTTCTAAGTGTATCATCGCTAATTAAGAAAATGTTACCCTTTCCTGTTGGATCAACCGCTGTTGTTGCTTTAACATATAGAATTTCAGAGATGACATAGGAGGAATAATTTCCTACAAATTCCTGTTGTTCTCCGAGCAAAAGAGCATCTCTACCCATATAAACAGGGTGATCCGTGACATGTTGATAGGTTCTTCCGAGGTTTAATCCAGCGGCATTTTCACTATTATCGTTTAAAAGTCCCTCTTTGCCTCTGTCTCCATCGAACAAAGCATAGGCATAATGATCATTAAATGAAGTTATTGGATTAAGTCCCGCATCTTCATAACCTGTTTTTTGATCCGATAATCTCCAAAAAATACCACCAATGTGTGCGTTCGGACTTAAAATATTACCAGTTAAAAGATCAGTTCCATCTGGTGTTAAGACCCCTCCGATATAGCCAGAGTATCTTAATTGAGTATTTGTAAAACCCAAACTTAAATCATTGATTGTCAACTCAGTATCAACCAGACCGGGAAGATCAACTAATCCCGGTGGATAGAGATAGTTGTAAACAGACCATGTGTAGTTCTTTCCGGTGCCTGGAGTTGCGGTTTCATCAACCTTTCTGAAAACAGCATAATTGCTTTCACCAATGGTGTACAGAGTCCCCGTACCGCCGGGAAAAGCACTTGGTTCAAACGGCGTTAAAAATGGATAGTTTGGATATCCTTCACGACCGGTTTGCGTTATTGTTTGACCGTCACTGTTTGTGTAAGTAATAAAACCATCATCATAAATATTTTTATGAATGGCAATAAAGATCATATCTTTATTTTGTTCTATATTAAATTTGTCTTTACATTCAGTGGTGTCACATAAAAGATAATTTTCATTTCTTTGATCGAAGAAAAAAGCGTCTGTCTGAAGACCACCCATTTTTACATTTACTTTTGTGGGTCCAACGACACCGTGAGGTGTTCCAAAATTCAGATCACTATAATCACTACTATTATTCCAACCAGAACCAACTCCGGATCCACTTAAACCCGATGGCTCGTACCATGCGATTAGATCATCACCGAGATCAGATGGTTTCCACAATCCACCAAATGAAACGGTGACACTCTTGTCATCGGAGGTCATTCCAGAAACAAAAAGTCCTTGTGATCCTATGGGACCAGTAAATCCAACTGGACCTGTTGCACCCGTGGCTCCAGTGGCTCCTGTTGGACCTGGGGGCCCATCGTTCCCACGGAACCTAGCGTCTCCTATTGTGCTGCTACCGTAAATGAAAACCATATTTAATAACCTGTGGAGTAACCTGTGGATCTAGATTGCATACTAGAAGTTGATGTTGTCGATGCCGATGTATTTATATTCGTTTGTGTGGTTCGCTGTTGCATGATAACACTTGTTTCCGATGTTTCACTCGGTTCAGTCGGTCGTGCAAAATGTCTTTCGTATGATCTCGGACAACTAGATCCATCACCACCATATGTTGCGTTCAAGTAATTTACACAATTATATTTTGATGTCACAAAACAAGATCCATCACGAAGAGTGCATGAGCCATATGATGAAGAATTAAAGTAGGTTCCAAGTTGAGGATCTCCACCCTCGTCGGCAAACAATCCACGGTGAATAAATCCATCATTGAAAATATTCGCTGCTCTTTCTGAACCACTCGTATAAGAGAACATGAAATGATGTTCATTTATATTTGCTTCGTTGCCCGGAATATTTAAATATGGCATATACCAAAGTCTTGCATTGTTGTCAATGTATGGACCGGGTTTATTGAAGTTACAATTTCCGAGGTGACAATGATATCCTGCTTTCGGATATCTGCCGTCAACTCTAATGAGTCGAATCGCTCGAACTTTCGCTGTATAATCTGTTTTGTTTCTTTTGTGCGTTCTAAAGAAGAACTCCAGTTGGAATGGTTCAAGTATGGTAGGATTATTTGGGAAAGATTGTGTCCATGCTTTTGTCATGTGTCCACGAATTGTTGGATTGTCCGCAGTTTGACCTGGTCGATTATTGAAAATTTCTAAAGTAAGACCAGTATAAAGTGCAGTCGCAGTAATTCCTTTCGCACTATACAATAGTCCCTCTCCTGTCTGGAGGTGATTTTTTTGTGCGGTAAAGGCATCTGTATTAATCGTATCACCAGTCACACCAATTGTTGTTTTCTCAGAGAAATCAAACGCACCGGATGATGTCCAATATTCTCCGACCATCGGCTCTGCACCTGCAAGCATTAAACTATTACCTAAGTCATTGTCTATGAGTTGTCTTGCAATCCAAGAGAGTTCGTCTGGACTTGGAATATACCAAGGTGACATGAATGGTGGGTTTGGGTATATGTAATTTGTTGTGGAGTCTCCACAGTATCTTTTAGGGCACGGTTGATTCTCAGTAAACGCTCTATCGTCGTTTGTATTTCTGATCGCACCAATGGCAGTTTTATCGTATGGAATCCCACCTGTGCCCGTGTTTGTAACTTCACCAAACCAATACCTTCCGAGATACATGCTCTTGTTATATCGACTTAAAGTGGTGAGTCCATCAGCAAAAACATAATCATCGGGTGTTGGCACTGGGGGAAGTGCGGATCGTATATTTTGTATACTTCCGGCAGGGAAGAAATAATTTGGTGAGTTTGGACAACCGGGAACTCGAAGAGGAATGCTGTTGATACTAACATACTCGCAACCACATGAAATATTTAAATCTTCGCACAAGTACGTTCTACTTCCATCTGGTGCGATATAATCGTAAATTCCATTGCAGTTACTCGATGCTGTTCCATTACATTTGTATTTGGAATCAACAAGAGCGTGGGCCATTCTTACGGAGTTGTGTAAGCCCCAGTTTCTATGCCATAATCCATTGTAGTCTGGACCAAGTTCATCTCTCACTTGATATTGACCACCTGCGGCAACTTTACTATAAAGTTTTTCGAGAGAGGTGGTGCCCCCACCCCTAGCAAGTTTCCAATCCGTTACAGAGTCTCTTCTTAATGAAGTTGGAGTGAACGGGATTCCTGCTGTTGCACCGTAACTAGTATCAAAGGTTTTTCTCCAGTGGCCCTCTTTGGTTGCAAATGCCGATCTGAAGTAGCCTCCATATTGACCACCCTCCAATATCGGTGGATTTGTTGTGTTTATTCCATCGTAACCCTCACGCACATCAATGTCCAAATACTTTTGTGAGCCAGGGTTTTGTATTTGTTGTTGTAATTCTCTGCCAATGTTTGTGATTGGTCCATAGTTGCTTCCAGTAAGACCCCAGTAAACATTCTTATCACCGTCTCTATCTTTAGCATCCTCTAGGGAGAGAATAACATACCAAGCGTCCTCTCGAACCTCTCCAAGATCATCATTTGGATATGAGAGTCCATTAAAATATCTTCTTCCCTTTTTATCATTAAATCCATATCCGTGAAAATCATACTGACTTCTATAATATCCCGATCTTGGCTCTTCCTTTATGATTGACTCTGGAATTCTTGCTGAACCAAATGTATTTCCTGCTGGATAAACTTCAACGATATTTTTAGTTTCTTGATCGGATCTAACCTCACCATGTCCTGTATTACCATAACAAAGAGATCCGTATGGATTAAAAATTCCAACAACGACACCACCCCCATATAACTGGCCTGGTTGAAGGAGAGGTGCGACTGTTCTGTCTCTATAAAAATCATACGACTGATCAGGATCGAAATTTATTCTACAAGTTGTTGTGTGACATTTACTGCCCTTACCGGCATACTTAGATCCAATTTCAATACAATGCTCTCCAGTTACACCATCCTCGCATGAATATCCGGTGCAACAAGCCCCAGTTCCACCCGAGCAGGTATCAGTTTCACAACGAATCCCTGTGCCTTGGAAGAATCCTCCGCTTCGATCACATTCATATTTTGTTATTTCTGAACAACCACCTAAACCATCACAACATGCACCAATTAATTTTACAGAGGATAAACAATCAACACAATCACATGGAGTATCAACTATGTTTAAATCGCAGTTGGGTAAAAAATCTTTAAAGTTTGTAAATGTGGAAACAATTCCCTCGGATCTACCAAAGGTTAAGCACTCGTCTGGTGTAAAGTAATTGAAACAATCTGTATCATTTGTTTCTTGATTTAAAATACAACATGGTCCATTCGCACTTATTCCACTACCCGTTGCACCACACAAAAGAGCCAGTCTCGGTCCTGTAAACCCATAAAACTCACCTGTTTCTTGTGATATGAAAAAACCGGGACATTGTTCTAAAGTTGTTATGATACTCTCACCATTACCTAAACAGCAGGCTCCTGTTGAGCCACTTAAGCCACCATAGAATGATCTCGCATAAGATGTATCGACCGGTGTGAATGGTGACGCACATGCGTGTGCCTCATCATAGGAAACTAATTCAGAACTATCGTTTCTACTAACAAGGTTTATGTAAAATTTTGTTCCGACACGAAGAACCGTGTAAACATCTCTACCGCCACTCCAACACGGCTGAGAGTTTGATGGATGGATAATTTCAAACTCTGATCCTTGACTTGTTGTAAATCTCGGTGATGTTTGATTTGGTTCACCACCGTCTACTATGACAAAGAAAGTTTCCATGCCGTCGAAAACATCCACTCCAGATAGTAATATCTCAACTGGATGGTATTGCTGACGATCTTCTTGTGGAATAAGAGTAGGAACATTGATAATAAATGTTTTCGCTCCTTTTGGATTCTTTTGAGAATAATCTCTATCATTTACATCAATAGAAACACGAGCCCCCAGACCATCTGTTCCAAACGTATCTAAAGTAACATTGTCATCAACGCTGTGAATATGACGAACAGGTTCTCTGTAACTTTCAACAGTTAACTTTTTAACTTTGCTTCCAATTGAGTTGGACAAATCTGCCGTTGTGCCAGCGATTCCTGCTAAATTACTGGATGTGTTAAATTCTACAAGTTGTCCAGTTAATCCAGAGGCAAGATCAGTATATCCGGATCCAATAATATCATAATTAATTTCTATACCGCCACCATCTCCAACACCAGAGATGGAAAGATAATTACCTTTAACGTTTATTTTTCTGAGGGAAATTGAATTTAAATCAAACGTTGCACCTAAACTAACTCCAGTTCCAATGTTTGTAAAGTTTGCGAGTTGTGTTGAAGTTCCTGTATTTCCAAGAATGGCTGTTGAACCAGAGTTATAGATCGCATCAATTGTTCTACCATATGTGATCCCATGCTCAGTTTCTGTAACAAATATAATTGAGGTATTATCACTATTTGGAATGATAGCAGAGAAACTTTCTCCTGTAGGACCAACGTTTCCGATTGGGCCTAAAGATCCAGTGGATCCAGTTCCCCCCGTGGGACCAGTCGGCCCAGTTGCTCCAGTCGGACCTGTTCCGGTGTTGCGAAAAGCACTACTACCATATATGATGGGCATTATGAAACTCCGAGTCGAGTTTTCAGTGAAGCAAGTTGGGTGTCTAGTGTGTTAACCTTGTCGTTGATGTCAGAAATTTCTGAAGAATCATTTGTTTTTGTTGTCAGTTTAGTTGTTACTTCTAATTCTTTAACTTTCACTCTCGATGGTATGTTTACACCTGTCAAAGTTCTTGCTCGCATTGCAACAGACATTTGTGCCGTTTGACTTAAAAGTGATCCCGTTCCGGCAACATTGAATATATTTGATAGGACTGTAATTTGTGGAAGATTAAAATGTGTTTGACGAATTGATGCTACATCATACGCTTTATTCTGATCGTAAATAGGCTTAGTCAAATCTAAAAATGTATCTCCATTTTTATCAAAAGTTATCGTATTGTTTGTGGTGTCAACATCCGAAACAAAAATATTAAAACGAGTATTTTTTCCTTTATTTTTCTGAATCAGTGTTTTTCCTTTTAATGAAGTAACAACTGGAGTGCTTAGTGTCATCACATAAGTCGCTCCATAGGTTGAACCGAAAATATTGAAAAGTTCTTCATAATTAGAAACCGATAAACTTTGAACACCATCGCTTACTTTGATAAAATTATTATTTAATGGTTGTCCATTATCAATGTATGTCATGACTTGACCAACAAGTTCAGATTCATCAGTGCCGGCAATTTCACCACCAACTGCATACCCAATGTAGTTTAAAACTATTGCGTTATTTGTTCCATCATCAGCCATTTGAAGAACGGGTTTTACAATTTCGGTTGGATTGTCTGGTGCGATGTTAACCAAATCACCAGAGGTTCCAGCACTCAAAAAGTAAATATCATTTCCACCACTCGCTCCATCTAAATAACCCTCAACAGTTTGATTTATCAGTCTACCAGTGGGATAATTAATTTGTCCAAAAATAACAATATACAAATTTGTGTCATCTATACTTTCGACAACACCGACAACTTCTGCATTTTCAACCAAATTGGCTCTTGCTTCAATCCAGTGTTTACTGTCAGGATTACTCACATCATAACGCACCACACTCCCTGCCACAATTTGAGGATCAACACTATATTCTGTGCTAACTTTAGGGACGGTTGCAATAATTCTAGATCCAACTGAATTTAATCCAATTGCATTTATGTTAGAAAAAATATTAGAACTGGCTGAGCAACTCGACATTTATTACCTCATGAACTTTCTGAAGGATCAACGTTGTTATTTAGGTCGGCATCTGCAACATAATGAACAGCAACTGAATCAAAGTTTGCAAATCCGTTAAGTGCTTTAAGCAAAATACCATCTTTTGTTATTTGCTGCACGGTTATAGTCTCCGCACCCGCTGGGGCTGATCTTGGTGCAAAATTAAGACCTTTTCCACCTGCGGTGAGTTTCATATTTTTTCCTGCCGTGCGATTATAGGCATCCCCAGTTGTTCCATCAAACGCTGAGTGTAGAGTGATCGTTGGAGTTGCCCTCATTCTATGTGGGAATCTTTCATACTGATCATTTTCAGGAGCCAACACTTTAAAGTTTACAGAAGTTGAATCTGGTATGTTGTTTATCGAAGTTGACGTTCCAGTTATCATATCTGGTGCATAACTTCTTTGATAAAATCTCGCACACGGAATATATTCTTCCTCAATTGTTTTTTCTGTCACCGGAGTGGATGCAGTTCCCTTTTCAAGTTTAACTTGTGCCAAGTCAATCGTTGCGTTGAGTTTAGTTACATCTATGCCGACTGCGAAGTAGTTCGTTGTTCCTGTTGGAGCAGATTCCATCTCTGGGACATTAAACACTGTGACATACTTAGTAAAATCTGTTCCTAGTTCAAACGTTCCAACACTTGTTTTTGTTTCATTGGTTAGGCCGTTATAATTTTGCTTAATGAATGCCTCACATGTTGCACCAGCGTCACCACCAACTCTCCTAGCATAGAAAGAGAGAGTTAAATTTTCTCCACGGAATGAATCTGCACCCTCAACTCTATTTTCAATGTGTGAGAATTGTATTGCTGAGTTTGTCACTCCGTGAGCAACATTTGAAAGTCTAGCAAAATACAAAGGATTGCCCTCAACGAGTGTTTGGGTGTTTGCAAAATCTTTTCTTTCAATTGATGTGGAATAACCAGTATTTCCATAACTATCTAAACGAACCCACCTATCTGCGAAGTATGTTGGTCCCGTTGCCGCATGAGCCCCATCAATACCAATTCCTCGTTGCCAAATGGTAAGTGATCCGTTTGCAATCAGGTTGTCGTTAACGTATGAAGCGTTTCCAGTTGCACCCGTATTTCCAAACAAGTTTGGTGGTGTGTTTCTTGAATACTGTGCGGGTGGTGTAAAGTTTGTTCCAGATCCCGCAGCGGCTCCAACAACTCCCCCATTTGTTGGGTGAATCACCAATCCATAATCACCACCAATGATAACGCCAACTCCAATAACAGATGAGTTTGAGCCAGGATCAGTCGTAACTAAATCACCATTGGCATTAACGAATAATGGTCCCGCTAAACTTACTGGTGACTTGACAACAAATCCGTTAGTTACAATTTTCACAACACCAGAAGGTAAACCGGAAGCGTTGTCCTCTGTGATAACACCTAACACAGATCCCATTGATTGTGCATTTGTCCCGTTCGTGATTTCAAACGATCCGTTGTTGAATGAAACAACTTTTCCACGAGTGAAAGTGCCACCAACACCAGTGATAAACATCGCATTGTTATCACCCTGTGCTGCACCTGTTCCACCCGTTCCGCTAAGAAATTGTCCTCTAAAATTAAACAGAACACCAGCGGTTGTTCCAGTAGCGATCAACACTGGTTTTGAAACTGTTCCGACAACAGTTGTTTCGTCTGTGGTTAATTGACCTCCAGTGTCTGCACTCAAGAAGTGAACACAACCAGCGGTAAGACCGAAGTTTGCATCAAGGTCTTTTCTTCCTTGCAAATTAACAAAACCATGTGTAGCAATTGAAAGTCCTTCGGCTTCGGTATCACCTATGACAATACCCAAAACTTCTGCCGATGTCGCTGAATTTGCTTTTGCTAAGGTTAATCCAGCACCCTCACCCCGGTCGGCATCAAAACGAACAACATCACCAATTTTGATTTCAGAGTTTCCAGTGAAACTGGTATTAAGTGTGCTAACTCCAGTAAATGCTTGCTGAAAATCATAATTTAAAGTTCCGTTAATGGAAATATCACCGTTGAATGTAAGTCCTTTATTAATAACATCGGCAAGTTCAACCATCATATCACCAGCAGAGACTCCGGCTCCACCAATACCAACACTGTCTGCCGTTGAACCAACAACGACATTTATACCGTCACCTGAAATACCATCATAAACTCTGAGACGATTAAGTTTGTTAATTATCTCTGTGTTCGTTTTCGATGCCCACTCAAAGAATGAGGTATTCGAATTTAGTTCTTCTATTTGAAATGAATTATCTTCAACGCCCATTCTTTTCCCCGGTTATTATTTGTAACGGTGTAACAGCAAGTTGTTCATATACCTAACTGTCTTATTTATATGGTCTACAAAAACAACAGGAGCAAAATTTGTCGCAGTTGGACCGGAAATTCCATACGATGTAGAGACGCCAGAAAACTCATATGCTATTCTATTTGCACCTCGTTTAGATGAGTTGACACTAAGAATTGAAGGATCCTCAGTCGGAGTATTTACACTCTCTTTAATTTTCAATCCAACGATTGTTAATCCTTGGTCCTTATCTGGAACTTTTGCAATAAAGTTTGATGAATCCTCATTTGGATGTTTCAAATATATTTTATTCGTCATTCCAACACTATTTGCGTCCTCCGTGGTAATTCTCGTGTGATAATTGCTTTCATTAAAATAAATTACCAAGGAGTTTGTGTCGATTTCAAAATCAAATTCTAGTGGTGGTGACACAGCGTTAATGAATGAATCTCCGGATTGTGCAACAAAAATATTAAAATCGCTCGGAGTAAACGGAGTGGCACCATCCCAGAATGGACCCTTTATTGGACCTGGGTTAATAACCCCTTCTTCGTCAGTTTCTGGTGTGACAAAGTTTTGTGAGTTTTGACCCGGTGGTTGATATGGATACTGCCCTCCGCCCGTCCAACTCCAATTGTAAAAAATGTCAGTGATATTTGTTCGCTCTTCTGTTTGGATCTCTTGAACATCATTTAAGTCTTGTGAGTTAACATTAAAATCATTCATGAAACCAACGTACCTATAATTTTTATTACTATTTGGTCTGTTTGTCACATACCCTTCAATGTGTGCATCTGCGTCCAAAGGATAAACGGTATCTGGTAATCTTAAAGAATTGTCAACTATGTTAATTAAGTCTCGTTCACCGACATATTCTCGAATCGCTCTCTTTGCTGTTGTAAGTGATCCTATAGTTCTTGCACTAAACGGAGATTGCACTCCTGTTGATAATTTACCTGTTGATACCGCATTACATCTTGGCTCAGGACCAATAATTCCTCCAACACAACCAACGACTTCCTCTCTAAAAATATAAGCAATAAAATCGTATAAGTTTTGATATATTTTTTTCTTCTCTTCAAACACCCGTAAAATTGCTTCAATTTTTGGCACATAGCACGGACAAACTTCTACATCTTGATTGTTTTCATAATCCGATGCTTGCTCAATAAGTGCATTGCATTTTAAAATGATTGTATCACAAAAATTGTCTATTGGTATCTGTAACGCTTCCAACGCTGATAAAATTTTACCCGTGATAACATAAAATCCGTACAAAAGACCAGCACTTGCTTTTAACATTGTCCTAAAGCACGGAGAGTCTTGAATACTCGGAACCTGCCCGCCAGGAGGAGTTTCATAGTCTGGTGGGAATTGAGATGGAGTGCCCCACATTGAAGCCCCTAGTTTGGGGAAAAGACATGATGGTAGTAAAATGCCGCTCACGGCACCCTCACCTGCCCAATCATATAACAAACAACCGTTGGGACTTTCCTCACGAGGTGCGTTTGGATTTCCAAAGGAGCCTCCCGTATCATAAGTTGAAGAAACACACTCCCTATCCGAAGGATCACTAACGGAACAACAACATTGTGCGTAATTTGAATATGGGGCTACTAGTAATTCTTTTATAGAATCCGCTAAAGAAATTGTTTTTTCTTTTAAAAGCGTCCGACCATGATTGCAAATTCTTTCCGGATGAAGAAAAAAGCAACCATAATTGATATCAGAATTACGAATATCCGAACCTCTATCTGGAACACTTATTTCTGCACAAACAGTGCTCGGAATACATGGTGTTGTGTAACACTCTGATAGGGTAACAGTTTCTGTAATACTTGTTGCTCCCAACAATCCTAGGTCTTTCGTGCCTCGTTGCACCTCACCATAAAAAACGGGGACTGTTTCTCTAGGTGTCGCAAATAACCAACTTCTTATATTGTCAAACAGTATTTTTACTTGTCTGTTTAAAGTGGGATTACCGTTTGCGTTTAACGGAGAGAAAGGTTTAATATCTGCTTTTCCGTCTGAATCCCACGGACAACGATTGTTATTTTCCCAACCCAACTCTGGCAAAGCA